TGATCCGTCACCACGTACAAGTTCTTCGGCTTGAAGGACTTGATTAGCTTGACCGTTTCGGTGAAGTTGGTGACCGTGTCCCAGGCTTTGAAGTCGAGTAGAAAACGATCGTCGTTGATCCCGGCGCCACGAAGTAAACTGACGACGTGATCTGGGCTGCCTTCTGAGCTGACGATCACTTCTGCAGAGGTGTGTTCCTCTGCTAGTTCGATTACTTTGTAAAGCCGGGCGGCGTTACCACCCAGCTCGAGGATGATGTCCATAGGTGGTTAGAGAGTAGGACTAAGCGCCCTTGAGAGCTGCTACTTCAGCTTCCAAAGTTTCGATGCGCCCAATGGCTTCCTGCAGCGCAGCCGTCAGCAGGGGCACCAGCTTGGACTGGTCGATGCCCTGGTAGACGGGGCTGCCCGCATTGTCCACTTCATCTTTTGTCCCACTGATGGCTTCTGGAACAATGTCTTGAACCTCATGGGCAATGAAACCGTCAACGGTCTTGTTGGGGTTTGCAAGAAAATTAAATCGGTGAACTTGAAGTTGCTTGATGCGATCAATAGCGCCTATCAACGGCACTACATTTTCTTTAATTCGATAATCAGAAGAAGTGTTGTAATTGACGCTGCCATTGTTGATAATGATAGCCCCAGAGCCGCTTCCATTGTACCTGAAATTAAAGTAAGTCTGTGTATTTACGTTCCAGTAAGAATTGGCTCCTGTTGTTGACCACCAAAAGCCATTCCCTTCCATAAACCTAAATCCAGTGGAGCTAACAGAACCGCTGGGACCACTGACCGATCCAATATCCACATTGCCAGTGGAGCTAATCCTCATCCGCTCCGTCGGGCTGCTCGCACCATCGGCGGTAGTGGAGAACTCTATGCGCCCTGGGTAATCACTACTTCCACCGGCTGCATCACTGCGAACAGTGATAAAGGCATAATCACCGCCCGCATTATCAGAAAAGACAAGCTGACCTATTTCGGAGCCAGAGGAAATGGCACTCGCTGCTTCTCCACGTTGAATACTTATTTTGCCACCTGATGTGCTGCCAAATGTGCTTGGACCAACTTGGAGTTTGGCGTACTGACCACTGCCAGAGCCAACGCTTGTAGACGTGCCAACTAACAGACGTCCCGAGCTATCAATTTGTGCTCTTTGAGTGGAATCAGTGCTGAAAACCAGTGGATAAGCACCTTGAGAATATATGTGTGAAGCATAAGCGCCGCCGCCTAAAACTCCACCGCTGCTGTTGTCTCTTCCAACAATTAAGGCGCCTGCCGTATTTGAAAACTGTGAGTAGCAGCCGTTAGTGCCAGTAGATGCGCTGGCTTTTAAAATTGGCTGCCCAGTAGTTGCAACAATTTCTAAGGGTGCAGTAGGACTCGTAGTGCCAATCCCTACGCGTCCTGAGGAGTCAAGAGTTAAAGGAAGCTTATCGTCTGTATTATTATAGACTCGTATTGCGCCCGCGGCACCGGACCCTGTGCCAGAGCAGTAAATTAACCAGTCTTTTCCAGCCGCTGATGTGTTTTGTAGTCTTAAATACGGGTCCGCAGCGCTTGATGTAAGTCTAGGGAAGTTTCCAGTTCCTGCTGCTACATCTAATATCACTCCAGGGCTACTAGTCCCCAGACCTAAGCGACCTGAGCTGTCGATATTTAATTTGCCATCAGCAGTGAGAGATGGATTGCCACTTGACTTGTAAGCAATAACGTAATTTCCTGAGCTTAGGTCTAAGCCGTGACCCCAATTGTTACCAGAAGCGTTTTCAAACATCATGACGGCATCACCTGTTCCGCCACTGGTAATCAAAGCACGAGTATCACCAGGACTAGTGATATGTAAGACCTGGTCAGGACTACTAGTCCCCACACCTACACGCTGGTTCGAATCAACCGTCAGCGCAGCCGTACCACCGCTAGTAATAGCAATCGAATCAGCAGACGGATGATAAATACCAGTATTTAAATCTGACTCGAACGTAATAGAAGGAGTGCCGACAGTACCGTCGGGGAAGTTGGCTCCGACATTCAAATAATCAGCGCCAGCAAGAACTAAACCAAAGAAGTCCTCACCAGTACCTGGAGCCGAGCTGAAAATGATATTGCCGCCACTAATACGGAAACCATCCGTACCTGTGTCATCAGGTTGCTGAATGACACCACCGACCGAAATCAAACAAGAGTTCGTGACGGGGAAAGGAACAGGGGCTACGCCACCAACCTGCAGAGCGAATGATGTAGTAGTTCCATTGAATGATCCACTAATATCATCGATATTCAGATAGTTCTGCTGAGCAGTCGTTGGTGTTAAACCAAGGTAACCCATAATCTTTTATCTTCTGATATTTTCTATTCTACTGTTGTTGTATTGGGGCCAGCAGTAGAAGGTTCAACGGGCCAGACAACAGATTCAGGACCGGTCGCAGCGTACGTTTGGGGCAGATCACGCAGGACTTGGCGGTATGCAGCCCAGGCAGCCTGATCGACTGAGGCGCCGGGGATCATGGTCCAGTCGGAGTCGCGGATGAGCTGGTCGCGCTTTTCACGGATCGTGTCCCAGGTGACGGCGTTGTCAGCAGGGATCGGTTCGTTGCCTTCTGCTAGCCAAGCGAGGTACTCCTGGTAGTCAGTGTTGGCGGGGTCGAAGGGGATCCCTGCGCCGTCAGAAACACGCTTAATAGCTTGTATTGGCAAACCTGTAATTTCGTGATTAGCGTAAAACTGGTACATAGTCATAGCTCCGCAGTTGCCGTGTAATTTTCAATATAATATGCTGTTGCGCCAGAAGTTGAACTCGCCTGAAATACCGCCATTCCCGTTGTACTGGTTTGTCTGTTTATGGCTCCTGTGTTAATAGTCCCAAGTACTGTTGGCGCCACTCTCATTGTCGTTGGAAAATACATTGCTACAGCTGCACTGCTGTTCGGAGGACTACTTACATAAGGACTTATAAAATACGCCTTATCGCTTAAACTTCCTTCGTTATACACAAAGTAATACCTCTGACACCTCGTTAGCTCATCGCCGTAGCTCCGGTGTTCAAACGGTGTGGCGACGGATCCGACTTCTAGTTGGACGCCGGTAACGTCAAAGGTGGCACCGTTAGTGTTTGCCCAGGTAGAAGTCATATCTGGAACACGGCTGCCAGCGGAATACGCTTGCCACGCATCTACACTGACACCTGAATCACTAAGATCTGTACCAAAGAAGGGGACAATCACCACCTGCAAACCCTCCCCATTGTCATTGTCGATTGTTATATTACTATTTCCAGGAATGGTTTTAGTGATTTTCGTCCAAGTGTTGGCACTCAACGCAAATGAATAGACGTAATTTTGGAGAGTCCCATCTGCGCTAATTAACTGTCCATAGAAAGTTTGAGCAACGCTAGATCGCACCCAGAAACTAATAGTTACATGGCTAGCATTAGAAGCATACTGCCAGCCACTTGTTGCAATATTTTGACCCTCCATTTTTTGGATCATTTGGCAATAAGTTCCTGCCGCTGTGGAAGGCGTACTAATTGCCATACGATAAAACTTTCTAAAACCTTCATCGTAGGGATCGCCGCTTGACAAGGTTTGTTGACTTTGGGTTCCAGCCAAGCCACCACCAAAATTGAAGAAAAAACCGTCTAAAGTTCGGCGGTCACTGCTAGTGCTACTCGTCCCCCGTTGAGCCACCTGCATCGCACCGTTGATGATCAGGTTCTTATTGGGGCCAACAACATTAAAAACGTTATCAGCTAAACGTCCGGCTTCAATATCAGTAAGTGCCATTTCGAGTACCTCCTATCAAGTCTGCTCGAGGTAGCTGACTGCAATATCTAACGCGCTGGCTGTATCCGCTCGCGCTCTAAGAATGTCACTGGATTCCATGATGATCTTCGAGCCGCTAATCAGCTCAAGCGAACCGCCTGCAGGAATCGGGGCATTACGGATCAGGAAAACATCATCACCAGTATTTACATCCAACTGAACATCAACGTTGGCGCTCGTCCCTGTTTTGTTAGAGACCAGAATGCTAAGCAGAATCACCGTGGCAGATGCTCCGGCTGTAGTAATAACCGCAGCTGCATCTGTGATCGCGTTCGTCGTCAGGTCAGCGTTGGTGTCTACCTTGAATGTGTTTGCCATATCAACCTAGAGCAATAATAAGTGCAAGGTTTTCAGTTGAGGTAACCGCTCCATCGACTGTGAGGTCTCCGGTGATTGTAACGTTCCCTGGGATGGTAACTGAACCAGATGTATCTATTGTAAGTCTAGCAACACCACCAGTAACCAAGGCAATCTGACCGACACTCGGACTAATGATGCCAGTATTAGTGCTGTTAGCGAACTTCAGAGCACAACTCGAGAGGGATCCAGGGGCGAGAGATGAGTTGCTTCCATCCTCCCGAAGAAGTGGAAAACCGCCTGCAGTCGTAGCGTCGTGGACGACACACGTCTGTTTTACGGTGTCGACGGTAACTTCACCCGCTGCCCCGGTAAAACCCTGCGTTTCTACTGTAGATCCGCGCCGGAATTGTACTTGAGTTGCCATAATCTTATCCTAATGCAATTGCAAGTGCAGTAGTAAAATCTTGAGTTGCAATTGTACCGTTTTCATCCGGCACGGTTAACGTTCGAGTCGTGCTGGTGGTAATCCCAGAACACTCAAACGCTAACTGCTTCGTTGCATCTCCATTGTCCTGAACTCGGAAGTTTGCATCAGAGAAGGTTGAAGGCAGCGCCGAGGTGTCGAGAAGGACATTACCTGCAAGATCGGGGAATGTAATCGTCCGGTTTGCAGTCAGTGTCGCTGTGGTCATCGTGACAGCGAAGTCACTCGTACCACCTCCACGGCCCTGAATAATAAAGCCGTCCTGAGTTGCAGCTTGACGGAAAGTTTGCCCGGTCGTGTTTGTAAATGTGTTGGCGCCCGTGAATGCGTTAGCAGTTCCAAGCAACGCAAATGTGCCGTTAGCATCCGGGAACGTATAAGTTCTCGTGGTGCTCGTAGTAATCGATGCGCTGCTGAAACGTGCGATCTTCGTGGCATCCGTAGCATCACGAATCGCGATACCAGAAACACCGCCGTTGGTGACAACTGCAGCAGAGGTTATAGATGTCAGACCAGCAATGGTTGTTGCAGTGCCGCCTAGAGCGATACCAGTAGAACCAACCGTGATCGAGCTGTTCGCCAGCTGTGCGTTCGGGATAGCGCTCGTTCCGAACTCACCCGTAGAATTGTTGTAGGTAAGGCCTGAACCAGTTGCAACGCTGAGTGACTCAAGCAGAGCGACAGTACCGCTCAAATTCGGCAGGTTGATTGCCCGATCAGCATCGGGATTGATGACTGAAAGCGTTGTCTCGTGTGCATCAGCACCGCTTCCCTCAAAGGTGATCCCGCTGGAGTTGAGAAGGATGCTGTTTGCGGCATCAGTTGCACCGATCGTGACCGCTGTACTAATGACAGAAGTCAGTCCATCCAGAGTCGTGGAACTGGCGCCAAGAGCAATACTTGTTGTACCAACTGTGATCGTGCTGTTCGCCAGGTTCGCGTTGGCGATCGACGAACCAGTAGAAAGAAGAGTACCGCTGTTGTCAGGTAAGTTCAGCGCCCGATCTGCTGTCGGATCAACAACATTGAGGGTTGTCTCAAAGTCGTTTGCTGTTGAACCTTCGAAGACAATACCAGTTGAATTGAGCAGGATGCTGTTAGCAGCATCAGCTGTACCAATTAGAACCGAAGTGCTACCAATAAGGTTGGTTGATGTAACCGAAGTTAAACCACCAAGCGTCGTCGAAGATGCACCAAGGGCAATTGCCGTTGTGCCGATGGTGATGTCATCGTTCGCTAATTGCGAGTTAGGGATCGCACTGGTTCCGAACTCACCACTTGTGCTGTTATAAGTTAATCCGGAACCTGTGGCGACACTAAGGTGGGCACGGACCTCACCGGCAGAAGGACCAGTGTAAGTAATGACGCCACTTGTACTGTTGTAGCTAAGAGAACCGTCGCCACCAGAATCCGTAACAGAAATCGCACCACGCGCCCTCGCATTCGTGAAGTACTCATTAGTACCTTCTGTAAGGTCTGAAGTCGAATTGCCTGCAAAATCGAGCTTATCAGTAGGAGTATTGACCTCCTCAAATAAGCCACTAACCAGACAAATAGCCTTCCTAGTTGCCATCTTGCATACCTACATGGCTCACTTAGAGCACTAAGAATGAACCGTTTGTTATACCCATCCTACCAAGACTACCGTTTTTAACGGAGTAGGATAGGTGGTTCGATCTGGATGATGAATTCCGAGGTAGATGCTGCTTCACCAACGCGTGTCAGGAATCGACCTGCTGTAGAAGGTGGTGTTGTAGTAATGTTTCCAGCGCCAGAATCAGATAAATAAAAGATATCTCCAGCGTCTAATCCTGAGTCAGCAAGAACACCGACGATCAGAACGCGAACTTCTTCACCGGCTGACTTAGTTGTCTGGGCAAAACCAACGACCGTTGCTTTATCAAGAGTGTCGTTAGCAATCGCTCGTCCAACCTTTCCATCACTAGCCCTGGAGAAGAGCGCGTCTCCTTGTGTCACATCTTCGAACCCTTCCGCTACGAAACCAGCGACGGAGTAAACCGTACGGCCAGCCATCGTATCTTTGAGGTCAATCAGAACCTGTGTGAGACCTACAGAATTAGGCGCATACGGTTCGTAATTACTAATACCAGCCATCAGCGCAACCTAATTGGTGGTTCGAGTTGGATACTGAATTCTGTAGACGTTGCACCTTCGCCAACCCTGGTCACAAAATGACCTGCGGTGGAAGGAGGCGTCGTTGTGATAGCCCCAGCAGTTGCACTGAGGTAGAAAATATCACCTGCATCGATGCCAGTCAGACCATCAAGGAGGCCCGCAACAAGAACCTTGACTTGGTTAGTAGCTGTCGCATCAGCATTGGCAAAACCGACGACCAAAGCCTCATCTGCGGTGCCATCTGCCTGGGCCAAACCACATTGACCGTCACTGGTACGCATAAACAATGCCTGGCCTTTGTTCACATCTTCAAAGACCGTCGCATCAAAACCAACCCGAGAGGGCGCAAAGGTCGGGAAACCTTCTTTCAGGTCGATAATCGCGTCAACCAGACCGCGATAGTTCGGTTCGTACGGCTGACGGGTCATTGTGAACCCGTTGCCACGCATCAGGTCAACGAGAACAGAAATAGCGCCTTCTATATTCGGTTCGTAACCAGTGGCCATATGCTCGCACCTAATACTCTTATTTTAAATTGTCAACTACTTTAGAATAAATAAAACGGTAAACATATAGTGACGCCCGAGACTTTAATGGCGATAATTAGCGCAGGATTTGCTGCTTTTGCTGGCTTAGCCAAAGCCTTGGGCCGTTTCAACGAAAAGCTAGATCGGAGGCTCGGTGTGATCGAGAAGAGCGTTGACGAGCTCGAAGATACCCTGCTCAGGGACTACGTTTTAAAGCAAGATTTCACACGCGAGGTTCAATCAATTCACCATAAACTAGACCGTATCTGGGAATTTATGGTGAACCAGAACCGTTAAATCGCTACCCAAGCAGAAGTTGTTCCGTTAAACATAAATAGACCTGGAGAAGATTTGTCATAGTGCAGCTGACCATCAATCGGGTTCGATGGGAAGCCAGAGGCCGACGTAGAAGCAACAGCCCTCACTGGTTCGAAAGATGTACCGTCATAAATCTTGAAAATATTTGTACTGCTTTGGTCTAACCAGCTTTCGCCTTTACTGAAGCTCGTATAGCCAGTCGGAACGGCGTTAGGACCCGTGGAACCGACGTGAATCGGACCTACTTTGATCAGATCAGGCGTCGTCTGGCTATCGGCAAAATAAATACCTGGCTCGGTGGCGTTCAGGTTGACGGCAAACTCACCAGCACCCAGACGGTTCGGAAATACGCGGTCATAAAGAAGACTGGAGCGTAAACGTAATATCTGGGTTGTCATTAGTTATTAATGTAGATTCCACAGTCAATGTTAGCAAACGGAGCGGTAGTACGCCCACCATTGACATATGTACCACAGTCCAAAGCCTCGATTGAAGCGCGAACAGGCTCGCCATTACGGTAAGTCTCGCAATCAATCTCAGCGAACTGGAAGTCTGCCGTGTAATCGGTCAAAGGCTGATCGAGCATGCCGAATTTGGCATCACTCATCAAATTAACCGGGATATTAAGCAGCTTCTGCATCATAAATAATGTCGTTGTTGTGCTGTTCTGCGTTATCCCGTTTCGATCCAAGTTCCCGTTCTGGTCACGCCGGATCGTGTCCGTCGCCATCATGGTTACGAGCTGCGGAGTGAAATTACCTACCTGAACAGGCTGGTTACGGTCACCCGTTGTCGAGAGAGCGCCAGTCCAGGGCATTCCGTAGCCCATCATCTTCATTCGATCGAGTTGCTCCCGAGTTTGGTCAAATTCCTTATGAAAACGCTCGTAAAACTTCTGTAAAGCTTCGCCAACCGGTTGATCACTTGGTTCATAGAGCCAAGTCTTAACGTATTCGTGATTTCGGAGGTTCCTGACAACACAATAACCCGAAGTGGTCAGTGAAACAGGAGCAACAACCAGAAACTGGTTCTCATTCAAGATTTCTGTGATCGTAAACTCGCCACTCGTGACGTTTCCACTCGTAATATCTAATTCGATGCGTGTGTTAGCACCTAAACCATGATTTGGAGCAGTGACTGTAATATTTGGGCCTCCAGACTGTATATAAGTAGATGAAATATTGATCGGATCGTTTCCTTCGTCATGGACGATTGAGAACATCGCTGCATAGATATGTTTACACCACCGAATTTGATAATATTTAAGGTTGTTGTAAGAATATTCAGCTGTATCTTGATATTCCGGGATCTGGTAAAAATTATTCACATTCACAAACTTCATGCTGGAGAAAATACCAACATCGTCTGTCGTATCGACAGTGGTGCCCTCTCGATCGATGCGTGAGCCCCCACTCAGAGAGGTAAGTGGTGTCGAGGGAAAGCGGCGCTTACGTGCTTCAGACGTGACATCGAGATTCTCTCTGCGCATGAAGTCGGCACAGGTGCATTGGTAGCGAATCTCCGTCGTCAGGTAGCGTCCGGTCGCAAAACCACGGTGCGCTGGGACAACTGTACTCGTGAGTCCGTTAGATGTCGTTGCACCGTAGCTATCGTCGCGTTGGAACAGAATTTCGTTGGTGTCTCCGTCTGTTCCGGTGACTGTATAGCCGACATAATTCTCATAATCGTAACCACGAAGGCGTCTATTAACAACTAAGTTCCCAGATGTGCTTCCAGTGGCATAATTCTCAACCGTAAACTGCGTCGCATTAAGAACAGTGACCTCAAATAGGCCACTCTGTCCTGCTCCAGAGATCACTGCCAGGAAAACTTCGTTTCCAGTCGACAGACCGTGTGGAGAAGTACATGTAACAGTGACCGTTGTGGAGGCTCCACGGCTGTAAACCGAGAAAATACCTGGATCTCGCTCTAAAATTCGGTCAGCAAGACGTTCTCCAGCGAAGAAATTGACAGGAGTCGGTATGAAACGAATCTGAACACGTTGTTCAGTCCAAAAAGGATCAGAAAAAGTCGTAACTTTCTGAATTTTTGCTGTGCCAGACGCAGTTAGAGAGGCAGAAGCAGTAGCGGTGAACGTATTTTGAGTTGTTACCGTGATTGCCAGCGTCTCGGAAGCACCTGCACCCGTGACAATCTTGATATAGATGCTATCGCCCGTCGCATAACCGTGATCTGAACATGTAATTGTCAGATTTGTACCGGATTGCGAATAAGTTGCATTCTGAGCTGTAGTTAAATACCGTACTGCATCGATAGGTAGACCAAAATTGTAAAAACTGAAGCTGTTTGTGTCGCGTACGCCAACCATCTGCTCCCCGATCTCTGTTTTGCTGCTGGGGAACATGAACATCCGCGCAGGGATGAAAACATTCGGGAACTGCTGGAACGCGCAGTACATCCGAAAGTCGCCTCTAGTGTTCCTGCCCGTCGACTTGGAGCCGAACAAAGTCTGCGTTAAACAGTAGAGCTCATAGCCACGGCGCCAACGAGCCCAGAGGGATTCCTGGTTGTAGTAGCGGATATCGCTGCTTAAAACTGAGTTGGAGGGTTCAAAGTCAAAAGGATTCTGACCTCTGTCCTGGAGTGAGCGCTGATTCTTTTTGATCGAGTCGCTGAACCCACCAACCAGATTTCTATCGAAGCTGCCGCCAAAAAATGATTTATTACGCGGCATGGCTTACATCAATAGTAACCGCCTTGGACGTTAACGTAGAAACCGTTGGTCAAAGAGGTTGTTCCGCTGACGGCTGCATAGATTGCTTGGCCACGTTGCAGGATAAGTCCACGCTGTTTAGGAGCAACTTCGTTGTTTGCAGTCACGAAGTTAGAACCTGCCTGGACCACAGGGTGGTTAATGAAAGGAAGAACTTCTTTTAGTGTCAGGCTGTAGTTTTGCTCACCAACAACACTCGGAACGCTCGCCACGAAAAGCGGGAAGAACTGGTTCGTGTTAGTGACGGTGCCAGTGGACACCAAATAGAAACAGATGTCGGTAGGAGCGTAGACACTGACGTTGCCGCTCGTGGTTAAAGTACCGGCGCTAGTTACTGTGAAAGTTCCAGCAGTGACAGCACTAACGGTAGCAGTTTCATCAACAGCAGTCCCGCTGGTGTAATCAAGATAAACCTCTTGGCCGACTTTTAAGTTGTGATTTGCAAGCGTGACTACGACAGCGGTGGTACCAGATTGTGCATATGTTGCTGCACCAGCTGTAGCTGCGTCGATAAAGATATTGTTGTTTTTGCTGTAACGAAGCCAAATCTCATCGATGTAAGCACCACTGATTGCAGTGTCAGTCTGTGCCGAATCAACGTCAAAGACTTTGGTTGCGTTACCAACAGCGGTAGGGATCAGGCTTGTACCGAACAGCTGACCCGAAGCCACCGTCAACAGCGTGCTAGTCGTCGCGGGACGATCGACGAGGAGGGGCTGTTTATTTGAAGAGGTAGAGCTCATTTGTCCTCAGATTTTTCTTTGGTGGCTTTACGCCGATCATTCTTAGCTTCCATTCTAATGCGTGCCTTTTTAACGGCTTCACTTCGGCGTTTTTTATCACCTTCTTTTTTCTTTTCAGGAGAAGACTCTTTGTCCTCGGCTCCTTCCTGCTTTTTCTTGAAATGAGCGAGAAGCTCAGGGGGCATCTTTTTGTTGGCCATTTGTGTTACCTCAATCAACCGAAGGGAGCAGAAGCTGCTGCTGTGTATTGAGCACCGCTGGGCTTATTCGGTGCACCGATGCCATAGCGGGAAGGATCGACCTCCTCCTCAGCGCCCTTGGTCGGATCCAGCTTTTCAGAGAGGCTGTCACTGAAACCTTGGAGAATTTCACCAGCCATCCGAGAAGTGGAGACACCGGGAACCTTCAGGCCCTCATCTTGCTGTGCACCTTCGGTGTTAACGCCCAGTGCTTCGGAGAACATTTGAGAACCGGCCTTACGGACCTCGCCAACCATGCTCTTGGGGCGCTCTGCTTGTGTAGTCGCCTGCTGGGCCTGGCCTAGATAGCTCGGTTGCTCCTGCTTCGTCTCCGGCATTTCTGGCATGCCCAGACGAGATTTGGTTGCACCACTCTCAGTAGGCATGTACCGTCCGAGGCTGCCGTAGCTTGCTTCGGGCTTCTCCACTTTTGTGGATGTGTATGAAGGAGAGCTGCTTCTAGTTGAACCCATTTCTAATCAGGCAAAATCGATAAAATCCGACGACTCTGCAGCAGAGGCATTCTCAGGATATGCAGGGAAAGGTGAGAACTTAGCCTCACCAAAAACCTGTCTTAAATACGATTCTAACGCGCCTCCTGCATAGCGTTTACCTTTACCAGGGGACTCGCGCTGTGGTTGCCTACCCGTGGCGTAGACCGCGCCCATGTCACCAACCAAAGATTGAAAGACTTCTTGGTTTGTCGGTAACGGGCGTTCGTTGGGTCTTTCATCAAGGTTAATACCAAGGGTGTAACCCAGTTTCGTTCTAGATTTAACCACGGTTTTGCTTCCTCCTTTCCGCTAAAGATACAGCTCGCCTTGCTTTCTTGGCACGCTCAGTATTCTTCACGAACTGCTTTCCTTTGCGCGATTCACGTTTCTTCTTCTCATCAGTACGTTCCCGCTCCTCTGGAGAAAGCTTTGCCCATGCCTTCTCCGGAAGATATCGTTCCGTACCCTTCTTGCCGGGTTCAATAGCCTTGTCCGCTGCCATCGTTATCAGTCCCGTATGGGTCCTCCGTGTAACCAGGCGTCACAAGTACGGTCACCAGCACATTTAAATTTAAAGAGCTGACAATAACCTAGGTTTGCACGCCAAACGACATCGTGTGGATCTGCTGCTTGGGTCTCGTTGATGCCTTCGACAATGCAGTCCATAACACGAGCAGATTGGTCAAAAGCAGCGCAGTTGCCACAAAGCGCTGTCTTGGCTGTCTCCACGTCGGTTTTCCAAGTGTCTGCCTTGTTCTCCCAGAAACCAGGGTCAGGAAAATCAGGATTTAAAGGACCGTAACCAAAGTTTTTAATAGTCCAATCGCGATTTTTAACGTTCTCTTTAATGTCAACAGTAGCTTTGGGGCAAGACGGGCCAACCTCAGATACTTTTTTATTCAGAAGAATCGTGACCTTGGGTTCCATCATCAAGCGGCAGCAACGTTAAAGGTGACAAGTGCAGCGGTGCCGCCAGACTCGGAGACGAACCTAGGGCGAACCCATTTCACGGGACGACCACCAACACTGAAAGCATGCGGGCCATTCGCAGTGATGGTTTGATCAGCAATGATCGGTGCAAAGTTTGTTCCATCAATGCTGCCATCAAGCCGAACTACGACATCCGTGTTGATGTTGTTGACAATCGCAATAAGAGTGTAATCCGTGGTGCGGAATCCGTCGTTCGCCGCCACCTCCACCAAAGTCCCAAAACCAGGCGCGTCCAGCTGGGGGCTAATGCTAATAAGCGTATCTTGGAAATAAGTGAGCGACATGAAACTGACCGAGCTATACCCAGTTTAGTTCAGTTCTTCTTCTCGTATTCGTCTTTAGTCATCCACTTCTCTTTGCCCCAGCGGGTCAAATCTTTCTGTTCCTCGGTCTTACCACCTTTGTATCCGCCTCCCTTCTCTTTATAAGCCTTGGCAAGCATCTGAGCTTTACGAGCGCTCCACTCGCCTGCTTTACCTCCTTTAGAACCAGCCTTAATGCGATTCTTCAGGCGTTCACGTAATTCAGGCTTGGTATATGCCATTAAAACTGATTCTGAATAGGCCTCTTATTAAGAATAACAGGCGGAATGTTATCAGAATGCGAGCGTGAAACCTCACGCATGTAAGCAGGGTTGTTTAGCTGGAAACGAGGATCGCTGCTTCCGTTATAGCCAACCACGTAAGAACAAGGATGGCTCTCATCTCGGCGCGTTTGATTAAATGGATCACTGAACCCGGCTGTAGTCAGCGTGTAATCGTTGTACATATTTTGATACGTCACCGGAAAACTTTGTGTATAGCCAGGTACAGAAGCGAATCTCATCAGCTCATGAAAGTAGGTGCTTGGAAAGCCTGCTTGAGCATGCCAACAGCATCAATAGAAGGAGTAACTGGTTCAGTCTTTTTAGAACGCTTAGTCAGGAAATCAGACAGAAACTCATCAGCTTCTTGCTGCTTCTGACGGAGTAACATCTGAGCAACCTCTTGCTGATCTGCGGAAGGTGCAGCGGTTTGGGCCGTCTGCTGCATCCCTGGCATAGCGTCGATCAACGATCCCTGTTGATCTTTATATCGACCCGTCGCCAGCCACTCGACTTGCTGAGGCGTCATCTGGACGTTATTCCGAAGCGCCAAATGGACATGCGTGTCGTGTCCCGGATCACCAGGGCCTAGCGCTTCCGTGAAGAGCCCGAGCTGCTTTGCGCGTTGCGAGAGACCCTTGGTACGCTCTTGCCACTCACCTGGACGCCAATCAGTAACGTCAATCGCTTCACCGTAATAGTGGTGCGAGTTAGGAGCATGCTTACCGACTTTTCCAGAACCAAAAGCAGGGTTCTCACCAATACGAAGTCCGTATCTCTCCAGCTCTTTACCGAGGCCGACGATCGAATACTGCTGCATCGTTATAGATCCTCAATAAATGTTGGCGCAGTCGAAAAAGCAGTCTTTAGAAGTGCAACAGGATCGATGGCGGATTGGGCCTGAGGCAACTGTTGCTGAGCTCTCTTCTTAAGAATAAAATCACCCAACATCACATTGGGATCAATCTTCGGAAGATTCTCAGCTAGAAGTTTGATGCCAGTTGAAGCTTGTTCAGGTTCAGGTTGCGCAGGCTGCTGGGCGCCTAACGCTTCCGTAAAACTAAACTTATCTGGACCAATGATCTTGTTGACATAAGCATTTGTCTCCGCATACCTTCTACTGGCTTCAACTGCACCAGGGCCAGCATTGTAAGCACGCAGAGCTTTCTCGGTAGCTTGGCGAAGCTTGAGAGGGTCAGTCTCTTCACCGGGGCTTTTGCCACCAAGGAATGTCTTAGTGTAAGCAGACATGTTCTTAGCTGCTGCATCAAGTGCTGCGACGGGATCATCAGGATTCACGCCCCAACCACGTGCAGTACCTGGCATGATTTGTGCAATGCCACGGGCGCCTGCATGGCTGACGGCTTGAGGATTAAAACCAGACTCAGCTTCAATCTGGCGTTCGAAAACCTGAGGTAGAAGACCGTACTTTTTTGCTTTTTCTCGTGCGATCTGGCGGAAATCTGTTGGCATGACGGTTGCTAACGGCTTTGCTTCAGCGGAAGTTGTTTTCCAGCAGGAGACGAGTACCAACGGCAACGTCAGCAGGGCCAGGGAGGGCTTGAATAAACTCAGAACCTTCCCGGTTGAACCGATACCGAGCTTGCTCGGGATTTCGGTAGTTGGGGACATAAAGATGCATGGCTAAGCGATCCGTCTCGTAGAGATAGATTTGCGTCCACGTCTTTAGAGTGTCCTTAAAATCTGAGGTGGCGATCGTACGATCGACATCACCCGCAATGCTTTCAATGCGGCTACGAGGCACTGTATCGTTGTTGACACTGCCGGTCATGTCGGTGCGTTTTTCAGCCTCATCGCACCGATTGACCTGCTCAACAATCTTCGAATACCAGTACGAATCTTGGATGTTGTCGAGAGCTTCCTCAAGACGCGCTAAATCACCTGCAGGAACCGAAGTTAGGTTATAACCGAGGTGCCAGCGAACCTTAGATTTAAGGAAGTTATCTAATTGCATTATTCGTGAAATGCGTTATAGGCAGGCCAGGACTTCGATCTGCCTAATAACACAATACCACGCGCAAATTATCAGTCCACGCGGACAAGATTTTCCTTGAAGATCTCGTCCCAGTCAACGCGCTTCACGCCTTTGAGTTGCTCCAAGCGCTGGAAGCGTTCCCCAGCCATGGTTGTCTGCAGATCTTTGATATCTCGTGCAGTTTTCAGGCCGACGCCAGGAAGGGCATCTGCAATCTGACGTGCGGTTGCGGTGTTGATATTGATGCGGGTATCGACGGGGAACGTCTCACGCTTGGTGAGCTTCGGTTCCTTGACGCCATCAGCTGCAAGATCTGCGGTCAGACGCTCTTCAGTTCGAATTTTTTCTGCGGTTGCATCGAGATGAGGGACCAGATCACACTCATCGACGTAAATAACTTCATCAGATGCGTCAACGCACATCATGATGCCTTCACCATGTTGAGAAACAACTTCAACAAGACCGCCAGTGGGGCGATATTGGTACAGCATGCCTGTCTTTTAAATCCTCAAGATAGCTTACCAAAGTAAATCTTAGGCGCAGGCGAAAAAAAAGCGGGCCGAAGAGGCCCGCGATGTTTAGGACTACGAGAAGCGAGTTATCACTCGTCGTTACCGCCCACCTGGGAGGCGAAGTCGATGAAGCCCTGGATGTCATTCCAGGACACGGCAGCTGCGGGACGCAGGTAGTTCACTCGAGCAACGATGTAAGCAGCCTTACCAGCAGCGGAGTCGTCAGCGCTAATGAACACACCGTCGCCGTTAGCGGCACCAGTGTTGGCGATGGCGTTCATGTTGAAGACCTTGAACGTCAGATCAGACGTGGTCTTGAACATCATCGAGTTGTTGAAGTCACCGGACGCGATGGTCGCGGTAACGCCGGTCACAGCGGGGAAGCCAGCAGGAGCAACGGCGTCAGTACCTTGAGCGATACCAGAAGCACCGATTTCAATGCTTGCGCCAGCAGCACGCAGACCGGTGGTAGAACCGGTAGCGGGAATACCAGGAGCGCCGGAGGAATCGCCACCGAGCACGATGAACTCACTGCTGGTGCCCTGCAGGTTACAGGTGACAGGAGAGGCAGGGAAGCCAACGACACCGCCAGAGGGGATGTCAGCGGCCACGGCCAGAGAAGCGCCATACACATAGGCAGGGCGAGTGGTGCTGGCCTGGACCACCATGGAGGTGCGATCATTACGAACGCGATCATCAGTACGACGATCGGGGGAAGGAATGATCAGATCCAGGGTTTTGAAGTCAGCTTTGTCAGCAGCAACGTTGCTGATCTTGACATAGCCGATGAGCTCATAAAGCTCCACACCAGGCCAACCATAAACACCTTCGGTGTTGTAGGAGGACAGGCGGTTGATTTGGTTGCCGGGCTGCAGAATAGCGCCAGCTTCAGACTTGTAAGTTGCCATTAGTTAGGTACCTCCTTTATCACTCAACGATGGTGAAGGCACAGGTCACGAAGTCCTTGTTCAGGTTCGCGAAACCGGCGTACAGCTGCCAAATCAGGATGATGAAGCGGCTGAAATCGTCGTTGTTGTTGATCAGAACCTGAGCGTTAGGACCACCGATACCAACGCCAACAGCCTGAGGACCGAAGAACAGGCCAGCAGGGGTGGTGCGGGTAGCGCTAGTGCCGTCCAGGCTGACGGTTGCGGTCTTGTCGGGGAAGTTGGTCGATTCGAAGAAGCGAACACCCTCAAACACGAAGCCAGAAGGCATCACGGGCTCGCCAGCAACGAACTGGGCTTGGCCATACTGACCACCGCCGTAGATAGCACCGTTGGGACCCATGGCGCCCATCAGGGGGTTGCCTTGGCCCATGCCGGGATAACGGGCGACTTCACGGAAGCCTTGGTCAGCACGCAGATCCTTCATGAAGGAGGGATCAGCGATACAACGGTAGTAACCGTCAGCGAAGACGGGAACGTTACGCTTACGCAGGGACTTAACCACCTCGAGGAGGTCAGTCTTCACGTTGAACTTGAAGCGCTCAGAAGCGTACTCAGTTGCAGAGTAAGCAGAGACGGTAGAACCAGTCTTGGTGTGGCCGTTGGGATAGTAGTAACCACCCTGGGTGTCGGAGGACTGACCACGTGCTTCAGCCTTGAACAGTTCGTCCAGGAACACGCGATCGCGCCAGCGGCGATAGTCATCGAGCAGGGTCAGCGAACCGATGGACTGGTGGAACATGTTGAGGTTCCCGGTGTCCAGCAGCAGACGCTGAGCGGTCATCAGAGTCTCGCGAGCAATCTTGAAGGTGCTCGGGAGGTTGGTGTTGTTCGGGTCAGCAGGACCGGTGTACTCACGCAGAGACACCAGCACTTTGTCCTTAACGATCGACCGGCTGTTGGCGGTACCGATGGTTTGATCCTGGGTACGCTCACGGCTGGTCTTCGTGCCAGGGTTACCGAAGAAGCGGTAACGATCCAGCTGAACGGTCTGACCGGGCTGTTTGGTGAAGTCGTGGACAACTACGGGCTCAGTGGCCATCTCCACGATATAAGCTGGGTGGGGACGGTACAGCTCCGCGCCCAACAGCTTGGGGAAATCGTTATCAATAAACATGTTGGTTTCTCAGCGTAGGTTTAGCTGATACCCGAGGACAAGAATCCTCTAAAAAAATGGAGGGATTATCTCCACTTGGTAAAAATTATAGCAACGGTTTATCAATCCTGTTTATTAAGCGACAGGATTAATTACTCCACTCACGTTAGGACCGCCGATCATATTGCCGGGGTAATAGCCAGTAGGAGGCATGGAACCCATCCGGTGATAAGGAGTCACATAACCGTCAACAGGCTGCATTGCAACCTGAGCGGCCTGGATCTCAGGATCGATCGGTTCTGCACCAGCTTGAAGTGCTGCTAATTCAAGAGCAGCAGCCATTTCTTTACGAGCAGCTGCTTTATTGACAGCTTTCTTTGCTTTGTTGGAATCCATCAGCGGCGTCCTTTTTTCTGGGGCATAGGGGGTTGAATACCCATCGGCAGTTGACCAACAGGAGGCATGAACTGAGACGCCATCATCTGTTCGTTCACTTGGATCTGGTCTTGGACCATCTCGGCATTACGAAGGAACTGTGGTGTCAGCAGACCGTTGCGGGGAAGGGGCGAGCCAGGAAGGTTCAGCTTCAGATAAGAAGCATCCAGATCCTGGGGCATGCGGGGCTGTGGTGCGTTGGGGTTGCCCACTTGAGGACCGCCGTTCGCAGCACGAATGGCGTAATACTCGTCGATATTGCCGGACTGCACTTGGCGGGCTAAATCACCAGCACCAAAAGAAAACAGACCAGGAGCACCAACCGGACCACCTGCCGTACCGATAGCCGCAAGGAATGCATCGGCTTTTTCCCTGGCGCTTGTTTTCTTCGAAGCCATAACAATATGTCGTTAATAAAAAAGGGGCAGCCATTGCTACCCCTTATTTTACATTCAGTGTATTGAAGCTATCACTCCATCACGAGCATCTTCTGGCGGAAGACCTCGGGGTTGGCGGAGGCTTGGTTCAGATAGCGCCAAGCGTTAGCGGGATCGCGATCGGCCAGGTTGCCGAAGCTGTTCCAGAACTCAGAGGGGTTGCCCTGGGCCTGAGGCTGCGGGGGAGCAGGCATTTCAGGACGCTGGGGAGCAACGGGGCGCTGGAACTGCTGACCCACGGCTTGAGCCTGGGGCATAGCGGGAGCTGCTTGCTCTTCGGGGACGGGATAAGGACCGTTCTCACCGAAGAACTCACAGGTGTAGTCAGCGAGCACGTCGGGATCAGTCAGGATGGTCTCGTAAGCTTTGTGCTCAGCGGAGAGTTCCTGAAGCAGGTTGACGGCTTCGATCAGCTGCTGATTGGTTTGAATCAGAGCGTCTTCGATCTGACAAGCGTAGTCATTGAGGACCTTCGGAACATCGGGACCGAAGTGGTCAATGATTTCAAGACTTGCCTCGCTTACCCCGTTGGCGCGGAGCTGGTCCGGGCTGATTTCCAGCGAAGTTTGGGAAGAGTTGGGCGAGTAAGCCTGGCTGTTGTTGATCCCAGGCGTAGAGGTCTGCATCCCCAGGCTGTTGAACTGGGTTGCTTGTTGGGAACCGTAGTTGGCCTGCCCGAGATCCTGAGGGCTCTGAATCGATTGTTGACCCAGGGACGGGAATTGGACGGGCGAACTCAGGAGCCCGACCACCTTGTTGAACGCCTCCTTGTAGGGGTTCTCCGCTTGTGGAGCCGCCTGGGGTGCTTGGGGGTACGACGCTGTAGGGATTGACTGGTACCCGGTCACCCCCATCTGGGCCTGCATTTGCGGGGCTGGGGCCGCCGTTTGTTGGTAAGGCGCCACCCATTGGGTATTGGTTGAAACCGCTGGAGCCTGAGCCGCCGTCTGGGCCGGAGCCGCGTAGCTGCTCGGCTGGGTCGGGGATACTTGGGGTGCCGATTGGGTCGGCATTGCGGTATCGGCCTGCATAGGTTACCTCTTTTTGTAGGCTTTCGAGAGTTCGGTAAAGGAAAGGTGTGAGGTCAAGCCTCGGATCCGCAGCCATCGGGAGATTCGGTTGCTGCGGATGTGGTGTCCGCATCTCTTGATTGACTAGATCAATAAATGCGGAGTAGGCCCTCTGTACTTCCCCAACCATTCGGAACGGGAAACCGGAGAGCATGCTCGCGATTTCGTCGTCCGTTTTCGAAGGGAATAAATACTTCAGTGCTTCAATGCTATCAACACCCAACTCTTGCAAGTTACGTGTGAAGATTGACTGGTTGAGTTTATCCTGTGCAGTATCTTCATAAACAGGCCCCATCCATCGCCAATCAACCTGGCGATCTCCATCAGGCGCTAATCCAAGAACACCATCAGGAATCTCTTTGGTCTCGATCGCCGTATCAATGGCCTTCTGTAGCTTTTTCTCATAGTTCGCTTTTTGTTTTTCGTATTTAGCGACAGCAGCTTCGTCTTCGAGGTCTTCGGGAGGAGCTGGATACTTGATTCCGGAAGCGTAGGCTAATGACTTGCGGAAGATCTGCTCCTCCTGGAAGATCATTAACTCGAAGCACTTACAGATACCGTAGGTATACAGTTGCAAGCACTTCTTCTTAGCAGTTGCACTTACCCGTCCATAGGCTGATTTAATCTCCGTAGCAGTTACATTTGTAATGCTAAGGTCGTCGATACCGCCTAGGGCAAGCCGGATCTCACTACGAAGTTGTTCGGCATACCGTGCCTGATCAGTACTTACAGCGTTCGGTGTAATAAAACCGACACGATCTGTGGGCTCCAGGTTGGCGATAACCCTGGGCACACGCATGCCTTGACCGGGTCTACCGTTATATCCAGAGACCTGGCGAGTAATCGGGTCTTGCTTGTAAGTAGAGCTGAAAAGATTTAAATCAGATCCAAAACCTGATTGGCTTGAGATGCTCGGACGCTGCGCAGTATCTTGATCACCGCTCTCAATGATGTCCTGCTTGGGACGAGAAGAAAGCAGGGTCGGGTTACCGAAGAAAGAAAGGTTTGCACGAATGTTCTTTACCATCTCGTCGTGAACGACGATCTGTTCAGCAATACCGTCGAACTCGCCTGAACCGTCAGTGCCGAAAGCGTCAGGATTGTTGAAGACTTCCACGCATGGAATGAACTCCATGCTGTTCGCCACGACCTTCTTGTCGTACATGGCGAAATCAGTATCGGGCATGTCGAAACTGATTTCCTGCTCGCTGTGATACTCCTCGATCTCAGTAGCAGTAATACGGAGACGCATGTAGCGCTTATCCGTATTCAGGCCCACGCCACGGAAACCCTTGGAGGATTTCACCTTGTAGGCGTAAATGATGATTACTTCTTCAAGATCACCCTCGGGTGAGTAGTAGGTGCGATATGCGTTCTTATCGAACCAGTAGAGCCGGTAGGTCTTCTTGGTGGGGCGAATGTAGAAGAGGCCTTTACCGTATGCCAGGAAGCGATCCCAGATGGCATCTAAGCGTGCGTCCAGCTTGTTGAATTTAATGACCTGCTGG